CCGCATACGATCTCATAGTTTCCTTAGGTTTAAATGACTCTACTGCAGCTGTAAACCGAGATAAAATGAATGCAAATGCTCAACGCCCTAATATGGCTGCTCCTACAAAAGCAGGTCCCCTAGACTCGGCTCATTTATTCGAATCGGGTCAACGTCCTGCACTTACGCGATCTCTAAAGGATCAATTGCGTAAAGAAATGGAAATGGCCATACGGGGTAGCTAGATTTCTTCCAAATAAGGAACTATTTGGAGAATATAAATGGCAATTACAACTTCTACGGTGCTACCAGCACCAGTACAGCAGAGCTTTAGTTATAAGCTTCTTTCTGTACCTGTCCCTTATATGATCCATAAGATTCCAGCATACTTAAAGCATATGCCACGTAATGGTGGTACTACTTTAAGAATGCGTCGTTATAATCCGTTACCAACAGCTCCAGTGCCACTTGGAAATTCGGGAATTACTCCCCCTCCAGTGACTTTGACTGCTGTGAATATCGATGCGACTATGGATTTTTATGGCCAATACATCCTTCTTAATGAACAAGTAACGCTTCAAAATCAGGATCCAGTTCTGAACGAAGCAGTCCAAAGACTTGGAGTAAGTTTACGCCAGACAGAGGACGAAATTACTAGAAACATGCTGCAGTCAACTGCAAGCTTTATTAACTGCACAGGTGGAGCGAACGGCGACAACCCTACTGAGATTACTCGACCAGATATTGATTTGGTTGTGAGAACTCTTAGGGGGAACAATGCATATAGCTTCATGACTGGAGTAGAAGGTGAAGATAAGTTTGGAACAGCGCCTGTTCGCGATGCATATCTAGCTTTGGGTCACACTGATCTTATTGGTCAGCTTGACAACGTAGCTGGGTTCATCCAAAAATGGCAGTATCCAAACCAGGATTCTACTCTTGAGCCAGAGTGGGGAACAGTAGCGAACGTTCGTTACTTGCTCTCTTCTGTAGGTTCTGTAGCGCCTAATTCATCTGCACTTGGTGCGGATGTTTACAACATCTTCCATTGTGCTCGTGAGTCTTATTGTTCAATTGAGCAGGACGGTTATAGCGCAAGCTTCCTCTATCGTCCTCCAATTTATGATGGACCACTTGCTCTTAATGCTTCTGTGGGTTGGAAGATGGCAGAAGTTCCTCGAATCACTAACGATGCGTGGATTATCAATCTACGTTGTACCTTAGCGTAATAGGAGGAAACTATGTCATCACCTTTGAATCTAATCCTTAGAGACTCTTACACATCAGCTGGAACAGCGAGAACTATTTCTCTTCCCGGACCTGTTGATTACGTAATCGTAAGAGACATTTCTAACCTAAATGCGCCAGTAAACAACGAATACGTTGGATCAGAATTCTTCTCAGGAATGAACTCTGGGACAGCTCTTGTTCGTTCTTATACTGGTGCTCAACCAGCTACTTCTGTTGCGCAAACAGCTGCGAATGGATTTATCCTTTCTAGCAATGCGGATCAGAATGCTCTTGGAGCCTCTGTAGCAACAACAGCAACAACTGCTGCTAACCCAGCTGTCGTCTCTACAGCGACTACTACTGGACTTTTAGCTAACAGTTCGATTGTTCGCATTTATAACACTGTGAACATGAGACAAATTTCTCCTGTTGATTTCTCAGTAGGGGCAGTGAACGCAGGGGTTAACTTCCAACTACGTTGGTTAGATGCCTCTGGATTTGCTGCGGCAGGCGTTGCTGGTTCATACAGAATCGTGACTAATCCGCCTAATTTCTCACCAAGACAATATTTCATCACAAACGTGTCTCAAGCAGCGAGTGCTCGAATCACACTTTCTGTGACTCATGATATTCAGATTGGGGAAGAAATTCGATTTAACCTACCTGAAGAGTTTGGTATGTCTGAATTAAATGGATTGTCTGGAACTGTAACTGCTACTGGAAATGCGGATGCTTCTGGCTTTACAAACACAATTGATGTCGATATTAATTCTACGGCATTTACTGCGTTTTCTTGGCCAGCTTCTGCGACAGTACCAATCACTCATCCACAAGCTATTCGTTTTGGTGTCGATTCGCAACCAGTTATTGCGCAAGCGTCTACTAATAACAATGCTGCATGGAATTTGGTACTTGGTACATCTGTTGTTGGTCCTGCAAATGACCTCATGGAAGTACTCATTTTCTCTGGTACGCAAATTTAACCCAGTGGGGACTTCGGTCCCCTTAATTTTTTAGGAGATCATATGTCAAGTTATGCAAAACCCATCGAAATAAAAAATACATCTCGACACTATAGCGATGAGCAAAAGAAAAAGTTCAAAGCTGACCTAAAGAAGATGTATGACGAAGAAAAGCAAATCGTAAGAGGTAGATTCCTTTGCTTTGAGCCTAGAGGAGGTTCTGTTACGTTTGTTTACCGAAAGTATGAATGGGAACATCCTGTTCAATATACCTTCCAAGACGGTGAAGAATACGATGTACCATTAGGAGTTGCTCGTCATCTAAATGGAATCGATATCACTGCGAAAGGTGTAAACGGAAATATTAATTCATGCGCTTACCCAGTTCATGCGTATCAACAAGATGGATCAGGAAAGCCTACTGTGAATGTTGGGAAGCACATCCGTAGATATGCATTCCAAACAACTAGCGGTACTACGGTCGTATAATGGCATTAGAACCCGACTTTACGCCTAAACGACGCGCTATTTCTAATGTCACAGTGGCTGCAAATGCCGTTGTGACAACTACTGAAGAACATGGATATGAGTTAAATCAAAAAGTTCGTTTACATGTATTAGCTCCAAATCCTATGGTAATAGATGGAAAAGAGGCGAATATTTTGAGTATCATTGACGATTTCAATTTCACCACAGATTACGACACATCGCTTCTCTTTACTTTTAGTGCTCCGGTGTTTCCTCCTCCTTACACCCCTGCACATGTAGTCCCAATAACTGGAACCGTTGAGAATAGGGCGGGTCCATTAGTATAGGTAAGAAATGGCTGTTGTAGCTCCTCAATCCGCGCTTACGCAGATTCAAAATAAAGTGCGAAGTATTACGGGTAGACCTGATATAACGCAGTTAACAGTGGCGGCATTGAATCAATACATTCAGACATTTTATGTATATGATCTGCCTGAACATTTAAGACTCTTTAACTTAAAAGAAACATATACATTCACTACCCAAGCAAATATTGATTCCTATGCGTTTGATCGTAACCATTATGTTACGTTAGAGCCTCCGCTTTTCATCGATGGATATCAAAGCTTTTGGAGCCAATCTCCCCAGCAATTTTATAACGTATGGCCTAAGATTGAGTTTCAACTTAATGCAGGTGCTGGAACCGGATTAGCCAACCAGACGTTTCAAGTTTTAAATGCACCAATATTACGAGCTCAGCCAAGATTTAATCCTGACCCAGCATTATCGAGCGGAACCTTTGATTCGGACATCATTCTTTGCATTCGTCAACAGGACCCAGTTTCCGGGTTATATACGACGATACAGACAATGATTGACGATGGTTCAGGAAACCTCATCAATTCGACTTATTTGAATACACCAACAGCGCTTCCGGTTCCATTGTTAGGATCTGTTAACTATTTAACGGGCCTCTTTACTGTATTTGCGCCTATACCTGCGAACCAAGAAGTAATGATTTCTTCTGTTCCGTATACTCCTGGAAGATCTACTTCAGTTTTATTCTTTGATGACCGTTTTGTGTTACGGCCTGTTCCAGATGCGTGCTATAAAGTTTCAGTTGAGGTTTGGAGGAATCCTTTAGAATTCTTGGATGAAACCAATAATCCAGAACTCAATGAATGGTGGCAATTAATCGCTCTTGGCGCGTCTTTAAAAGTATTTGAAGATCAAGGAGAACTTGAAGAATATGCTAAGTTTATGCCCATCTTCGAAAAATATAAACTTTTAGCGCAAAGACGAACGATTGTGCAACAAACCAACCAAAGAACCGCAACAATTTACGAACAACAAATTAATCCCGGATACTTTACGTTCTGGAATAGATTTTAGGAGATCTTAATGGCTTATACATCCAATGTGCCACAACCTAATCAAACCATTGCTTCATCTCAGACGCCAATTCTAGACAACTTTATCCGAATCAATGATGCAAACAATGTAAATCACACTAATTTCAATGCTGCAAACTTTGGCAAACATAAAAACATTCAAATGCCAAACTTTACAACCAATCCTTCCCCTGGAACAGCTATAGATGAAACAGGACTTTTTACTAAAATAGTGGGAGCAGTCCCCAGATTATTCTTTCAACAGGCCAATGAAGGTGTAGCATTGCCAGGCTTTCAAATATCAGGTGAAACGCCCGACTTAACCGTAGCATCGGGGCATACCTATTTGCCTGGTGGAATAGAAGTAAAATTTGGACTTACTGCAGTCGGCGCTTTAACTACAGTTGTTCCTTATTCTGGAACAGGATTTGCCTCTGTGATTACAGCATTCACCTCTATTGTGTTCGGGGGTGCAGCAAGCAATTTAAGATCTATAAATGTAGATATATCCAATCCTGCGCAAATTACAATCTATGTCACTGCTAACGTAGTCGGCGCACAAGTTGGCTGGTGTGTTTTAGGAACAATATGACAAGTTCTTTTTTAATCGCAGATTTTAAATCGGGTCTACAAAAGAACGTTGAACCATGGCTTCTCCCTAATGATGCATTTCCAACTCTACAAAATGCATTTCTTTATAGAGGCGTATTAAGAAAGAAGGCTGGATCAGATCTTTTAGGTAGGCTTGTCTACGGGGCGATTGCGCCAGGGACTCCCATAGATTCTGCTGTTTTAGGACTTGTTCGTTACGAAAATGCAACCATTAACCAAGAAACACTTATTGGTTTTGGGTTAGACTCAGGTTTAGGGTTTATTGTTTCTAATTGGTTCAATCCTGCTACCGGTGCATTTGAACCAATAGACACTACGTTGGCAGTCAACCAATGGGCTGGAGTAAGCACTGATCTTTTTTGGTCTACAAATTTTAGGAATTTAATCTACGTCGTTAACAATGTTGTTACCAATCCTATAAGAACCCATAACAACGTTTTTCCTGGGGGGTGGGTGAACTTTGTCCCTGTGATTAATAACGCAGCTGATATACTCCAAAATTGCCGTATTATTCTTCCCTATAAAAATAGACTGATTGCACTTTCAACATTTGAAGGCCCAGGGGGTGGACCATTTGTAGAGTTTCCACAAAGAGCAAGATGGTCATCTGCAATAGATCCAACTGCAGTAGCTACGGATTGGAATGAAGATGTTTCAGGCCGAGGTGGCTTTATTGATGCTCCTACAAACGAAAGGATCATTTCTGCAGGGTTTATCAAAGATACGCTCATCGTTTATTTCGAGAGATCTACGTGGCAACTATCTTGGAGAAGGAATTCGCAAGATCCTTTTGAGTGGAACAGGATTGATGCTGAGTTTGGGTCTGAGTCTACTTTTTCGATTGTTCTTTTTGATGAAGGAGCTGTCGGTGTTGGGTACAATGGAATTTTTCAATCGTCTCCTTTAGGAACACAAAGAATAGATCTTAAAATCCCAGATGAAGCATTTAGATTCCGAAATTCTCCTGGTGCTGTTCAGCAAATATTTGGAATCAGAGATTACTATGCTGAAGCCATTTATATTGCATTTGCAAATTTAAATACTCCTCAAGCTGATCCCATATTCAATAACAGCAACCTCTACTTCAATTACAATGAAAAAACATGGGCTCTCTTTGAGGGAAGTTATACTGCATTTGGGTATTATAATGAGGCTACAGATCCAGATAGTCCCACATGGGCTTCTCTTTCTACCGACCCAGATGATTATTGGTCTAATCTTACGGTTCTTTGGGGTTCATC